CCCGCATCATTATTAAAAAGACTGGGCATTGCTGATGCTTGATAATTAGCATAAGAAGGCTCACTAAATCTTTGCCAAGCTGGTATTTGAGCTGCGGATTGAATGTCACTATAACTAGCACTAGCCAGCGCACCAGCTGGATTAGTGGATTTATGACCACCTAACTTATTGCCGTATAAATCTAGGCCAGTGCCAATACCTTGGATAATACCACCTGCTAAGCCTGCGTTACCTTCAGCATATGTATTTTGTATTTGCTGCTGTATTGCATCCTGTTTATAACTAGACGAGAGATCAAGTGCATTCTTATCTTGCTCGTATTGATCTAGATCATTAGCACTTAGAGTGCCCAGTGAAGTTGAAGCCATACTATAGCCATTACCTGCTGCAATTAGCTGCTGATTGCCCATGGCGCTATTTACTTTTTCTAACGCTAAGGTTTGCTGTTGTTTAGTAGCTGATTCTTGCTGTTTTAGTTGGTCTTGTAGGGCTGCACGCTGCGCTGATGCTTGAGCTTCTGCTTCAACGCCTCCGAATAAAGAACCCACCCCAGCAACTACACCTAATGCTCCACTCAATACTAGATCTCCAATTCATAGCCTACCCCTAATATTGTAAAAGGAAGCGGGTCAGTTTGGGTTATATCAATAGATACTGACTGTCCATAACCCAATGGACGTACCTCATAATAGCTTGTTTTTGGCTGGGGTGGCAAATCTAGCACATTTGAACCAAACTTCAGTTCAGGTATATATGTACCATTTACCTTCACACCTATAGATTCATATACATCTACCCAGCCACGTACAATCTTTTTAGGTAAGTACTTAGTTCGAGAGCCAGCTATATTGACTGGCACAGGTGTTACCTGAATTGAAAATGGCAGTCCTACTTTTACATCAGTGGATGCCTTTTCAATAGTAATTGATCCATTTGTAACCACTTGATCATCAAGAATTAGTCCGTTAGCTATAACTTTAACTTTTTCAGCTTCTAATGCAGCTAAATTAGCAATAACCGTAGTATTTTCTTGGTAAGTTTGGCGAATAGTACAATCGGTATAATCATCAAAGCGTAGTTCTTCAAGATAAGTTTTAGTCTCTTGGTTGATAATGCGCTCTACAACCACATACATCACATTATCTAGGGCAAAAATCCGTTTAAACTTACCCTTGTTGGGATTCATGCTAGAGGGGTCATGAATATCTGGGCCAGTTCCGGACAGAGACCAGGCGCTTATATTTTCGTCTGCCACTGATTGTAGTACAGCAAGTGTACCATCGCCATTCACTATAAAAAGATATCTATTACCAGTAGTTTGATCGCCATTATATACAGCTGCTGATACTGGATTAACAATAAGATGATCAGCCTGTGCGCTTACTGATTCAGCTATAAAAGTACTAGATACTGCTTGAAATATATTTTTAAATACAGCATTACCTAATTGACTAACAAAATAGATATCATTATTAAATACTTGAGGTTTAACAGCATTTGAACAACCACTGTCGCCTTCCTGGTTAATACTTAGTGATTGGGCTGATAAGATAGAGCTTTTATTACTATAAATAGATTGAGTACCAAAAATCTGTAAGGTTTTATTGTTTACTACCCACTCTATTTTATTGTGCTCATTCATTGGTAGTGAGAATGTGATACCTGCATCTACATCAGCACCGTCCCGATCATTAAAATTAGCTGGTACATTAACTTTTGATAAGCTAAACACGCTAGGTGATTCATTACCAGAGGCTAGAAGTAATCTTGATTGAGCAACAGATACTACAGATGGCCAGCCTCGTGTAGCACTAAATAAAGGTTCAGCTAAATAGCTTTGAGCTCCTTCATAACTAGCAGAAGCTGCAGGTGATGGTATTGGGAAACTATTTACAATAGTAACCGTTACCTCAGTAGTACTTATAAATGCAGTAATACTGGCTAGTCCTAAAGAACCATTGGGATTGTTATTATCACCTATAGATTCAAATACTCCACCTACGTGAGCTGCTGTGAAAACGGCTGTACTGGCCGTTAAGGAAACACCAGTGGTGCCAGCTTTTTGCCCATTAGTAGGCAGAGTAAACGTGGTACTAAAGTAGTTAGATTCATATGCCCATGATGGTAAGTTTTGAAAGCTTACAGCTGCATAAGTCCAAGTATGGTCGTCTGCTCCCCTAGTTAGTTGATACGGCGCAACATCACCGTGAACACTATACAGAGTGCGATTAAACTGTGAGAACTGTATATCACTTAGTTGTGCTGCCGTATACGGAGAAGCAATTGTATTAACTAAACTAAGGGAGTTATCAGACGATTTTTTATAAATTACCAACTGGATATCTTTCCAACCCAGTAAGTAAGTTGTGTTATTGTCATATACAAATTCAGCATCCATTAGGATGTCATCATATGGAATCTGGTATCTGGTACCATGGCGACGATGTGCTGATCCAATCTGATCTATATATGCATTGCGAACAAATTCAGCAGACATATAGTATGACTGTAATTCAACATTAAAAGCTTTACGGCTTATTTCACCATGTGCAAAACTTTCCTGTAATGAAAACTGTAGTGGCATCTACCCCGCTCCATAAAACGCCGCTTCTGCATAATTATTTTCGAATCGTTTTGACGTTTGGCTTTGACTGTCAGCCACCACAGAATCATTACGCATTAACTTGGCTTGATTAGCCCATAATGTAGCTACGTTTACATCTTGAGTAACTGGCATTGCAAATATTGCAGCAAAGTGTCGCTCAAGGTAAGAAGAAAAGTGGGGTGGTAGCACTTCTTCTGAAACTGTATGCGTATAAAATAAGGTTGGTAAATTATTAGAATCTGTATTATTAGTATTTGTATAGATCACATTACCTATGATTTCATAACGTGATTTAGGCTGCATATGAGATATAAGTAAATAGTCTTCAGGTATGGCATACGTATATTCCCAACCGGTAACTTTTAGCTGACCTGCTAACTTACTTAATACTGCACCTTTTAAAGCAAAGCTCCAATATCTACTGCCTAAAATACTTCTGTATTCAGGATCGTAGAAATCTCGGATTGCTTTAACAATATCTGTGGCATCTTCGCCGATAGTATCAGTACCTTGAGCACCCAAAAGTTTTAAAGCATTAGAGATAATGTCTATTTTTGAAGCCATGTAGCACCTATATAAACCTCGGAGGGACCAACGTCCCTCCGGGCGGACTTTTTAACTAAGCAGTTTTGAAGCCGTATACTTGAACACGTACATTAGGACGATCATTTCCACCGCCATCTACTGCATGTATTCTTAAAGTTCCAGCAGCTGCAATCACAGCGTTAGCCGTGTAAAGCTCGTTGTTTCTTTGAACAGTGTTATTAACACCACCCACAGATACAGCATCACTAATTGAAGCGTCACCACCAGTTTTAAGCTGAATAGTATCTCCAGGAGAACCATTCTGTTTATTAACAACTTCAAACCCGGTAATAGTCATTTTATGAGTTAGAGTTTTATCTTCATTGGCAGTAGCTGCACCACCAGTAAGATCAAACACAACCATAATTTGAGCACTTGCCGCTAAATCATCTACTGCATGAGTATTTAATTCAGCACCACCTACCGCGTTATCGGCCATTTTGGCATTAGTTACAGAGTCACTTGCCAATTTAATTGCAGTAACGTTACCGTCAGCAATTTTAACTGTAGTAACTGAGTCAGTACCTAATTTATCAGCAGAAACAGCATTATTTTGAATTTTAATACTTGTTACTGCATCACTGGCTAACTTACCTGCATCTACTGCACCACCACTGATAGTAAGAGCGTTAGCAGTCATGCTAGCGTCACCAGTCATTGATGCCATTTTAGAATAATCTATAGCAGCACTAGCACTAATATCCACATTAACAATGGTTCCATCGAGAATATGATCACTAGTTACCTGGCCAGTACTTAAAGTAACTGGATGGGAGAATGCTGCTACAGTTACAGTCGCTGCCTGTGATGCAGAGTTTACATATACAAGCTCTTTACCATCAGTACCGCGAATTTCAATTGTAGTATATTGGTTAAAGTTGTTAGTAGCTGAGTTAAAATAACCACTAGCAACAATTGTCGCTAAGTTATCAACATCTGATTCATATCTAAAAAACGAATCACCACTATAACCAGCACCAGGTTGAATAAAAAGTTTAGTTGCGTCAAAAGCCATAATTTACCTCCTTGGTTGAAAAATTTAGGCTACTAAAGTACACATCACAGTTACCAAAATTGGTGGACAATCAGTTCCACCACCATCAGTTTGTGTGATCCGCAGGGTTCCACCAGAAGCGATAGTTGCAAAAGCATCATCAATTCCGCCTGGTGTTCCACCTTCGTTTACAACATCTTTATCACTACCAGTAGTATTAACAGTACTAATAACATCAGCACCATTTTTTATAGAGATAGTGTCGCCAGCAGTACCAGCACCATTAAGTTGAGCTTTGTAACCAAAGACTTTCACTTTTTCGGTAACTACCATGTCGTAATCTGTAGTAGCCGTTCCACCTGGTACAGTTTTTTGAAATACAACAACTGCCCCCGGAGTTAAGCCACCATCTGCATAAGTATTAAAATGTGATCCATCCACTGAATTAGCTAATGGAGTTGCTGAAAAAGCAATTGTTGTTACAACAGCCGCATAATCAGCACTAGTTACTACTAATGGTACTGAAACATCACTTGCACTAACCATAATAAAGTCATGCTTTTTGAATTTTTCAGCAATACTATTAAAGTAGCCACCAACATTAATAACAGTTGAAGCATCACCAGATTGATACGTATGTATCCTTGCTACTGACTGTCCAGCAGGTGCAGCAAAGAAAAATTTTGTTATATCAAAAGCCATTATTTAAATCTCCTTAAGCTGTTTCATCACACTGAACTTTAACCATACCGGTTTCGTTGTATGCTTTCGCACCACAGCTAGCCATAGTTAGAACTTCAATACGTGCGTTATTAGGAACATCAGTCACACTGTTTAGAATCTCTTGTTGGTAACCAAGTACTAAAGAGTTACTAGAGAATGCAAAACAGTCACGAATGTTAGCTGCTACAGGCAAGCCCATATTTTCACCAGTTCCAGTACGTAGAACATCACCCATAACAACAATGTTAAAGCCCGCAAATGGAGCATTAAAAGTGTCAGGGTTAGCTTGTACTAATGGAGTACCTGGATTGAATAGGCTTTGTGTAAACTCAACTTCTTTAAGTAATGCTTTATATTGTTTCCAATGCATCACAACCCAAAGATCACCAGTTACATTATTAGTACCTAGGATTTCCCGAGCTTGTGTTAGCTTATCAGTGGTCATATTAGTTCCACTATCAGCAATCACATTGGCTGCAGGTACACCAGCGCTTAAAGCGGTAATGATTTTTTGATCTTCGAATCTTTGAAGAGCTGCCGCATGCTGCATAGCCAAACGAGGAATAGCATCAGGACGGAAGTTTTTAGTTTCGAAATAACCAATAGCTGATTTCAATTCACGCAATTCGAAATTGAAGTTGATTGCAGCTACTGACATATCACTTGCAGGCACGTCTGTAGAATAACTACCAGTTTTGGCAATCATATCTAGCTGTCCAGCACGAGCAAGAGTAATTGAGTTATCACCAACGTTATAGAAGGTGTTCATAGGATCTACAACTTTACGTAGTTTTCCAGTGGCTTGATATTGAGCACCGAAAGACGTGTCGAAAAGAGTAGAAAAAATACTAGTATAATCAGACGTTAAATTTGCCACGATTTACCTCTCTTTTTGAGGGTCTTCGATATGACAAATTAAAGATATAGACATACATATCGGAAGACCAATTAAACCAAAAAATCTCTTTTTTAGTTAACATTGCCTTACGATATAGGCCGCATAACACGGGGGTCGATGGAGCAATTTCAGAGATATAGGTCGCGAATGCGAGGGTCTCCGAAATGTAACTTATGTACATTATAGTACTTGGGTAAAATTAGTCAATATCTCATGTGGCGTATTGAGATCTCAATGAGATCTCAATGAGATCTGAGATGCAATATAGGGACTACTACCGCCTATACCCTCTATAGGTACCTTACCCCTGCGGAAATGGTATTTAAGTTCATGAATAATAAGCAAACGTTGTGCGGAAGGGGGTCCGGGAAATGAGCATTTCATGCAGATAATTACGCTTTGTGTGACTCAAGGGTAATAAATCGTGATTATTGGACATGATAGCGGTGTCATGGGTATGACGTTATGTCAATCTTTGCACGAAGATTAAATGTTAAGACGAAGATAAGATGGTTCACACGAAGATTCAGACGAAGATTCAGACGAAGATGTCCTATAAATGACGATTAATGACACTTTAGGCAACTGTTATAGCCGTCATATCGTCAAAAGTAGTCGGAGGTCGTCAAACTGTTCTGACAGTTGAGATATTGCTAGAGATGGCAGAACAGTCACACCGGACAAACCTAAATTATTTTTTTAATGTTTGTCTGGCTAATGAGTATGCATAAAAAAGCCCAGCAACGGAGATCGCTAGGCTTATTATCAATACACACAAACACTAAAATATAAACAAACACTGAAAAGGACATCAGCACGAATATATTACCCGTCTCTGACCTGTCTTGCAAGGTCCATCAGTTTTTCATTGTACTTCTGATCTTGGCGCATACCATTATCTTTAAATGCTTTTAGTAGATCTGCAGTAGCAGTCTCTTTAGTTCTAGCTGAAGTAACAACTGGTGAATTTTTGCCAGGAGGATTGCTATACTGCACACCACGGCTAGCCATTGCTTCCCAAATCTTGAAGTCACTAGCTGATTTTATGCTTTCACCAATATGCTTAACTTGGTCATCATTCAATCCTTGCTTTTGAGCCCACATATTAATCTTCTGCATACGCTCAGCACCATTGTCACCAATAAGCTGCATCTGTTCTTCAGTCCATTTTTTGACGTCAGCTTCTTTTGCAGCTGCTTGTTCTTTTATCTGAGAGCTAAACAGTGTGGTCGCTTTATCAATAAACTCCTGTGAGATGTTGTTCTCTTTAGATATATTTAGAAATCCCTGTAGTAGTGGATCTTCTAAATTAAACTGCTCAGGATCAATTGTATAAGTCTCTGGTGCTTTCATAACCAAATCTTGTTGGTCACGTACTTTACGGCGCAAAGATACATTGGATTTAATTACATCACCCATATTGTTAAATCTGGATGGGTCAAATCCTTCTACTTCAGATAAATCAAATCCTTTAATATCAAATTTTTCGCCATTACCCCATTTAGGGAAATCACCTTCATTATACTGTGTTTCAGATGATTGTTTGGCTGCCATCTCTGCAATAGTATCTGGTGCAGGTTGCATAGCCTGTGGTATTTCGTCAGTCATAGCTTCTCCTATGTTTGGTGGGTGTTCAAACAGTGCTTGAACGGTGTTTAACCTAAGTGCAGTATATGTTTAACCTAGGTTTAACTATCTAAAGATTTAGTTTCCCAAAGTTTTACAAGTTCCATTAGCTGGTAATAAGCTGCTTTACGGCCAAATAGGTATGCTAATGTGCCATGGGTTAAGTCAGTTGGATTACCTTCAACCCAATGTTTGAATAGTTCTCCAAATACAAACTTACCATCTTTGCTTTTATAAAAACCATGTAAAGCTTTAGCCAATCTATCTTGTGCATCGTCTTTAGCTTTTTGATTTGACTCTAATACTGCTTCTTTGGCGTCTAGTTCGTCCATTACTTCATCATAAAAATTCTCTTTTTCATCGATCATATTATTGCCCAATTTGTTGTGGTGAAAGTGCAGGCTGTTGTTGCCCTTGAACTTGTGCTGGTGCAGCCGCTTGTGGTGGTACACCTTGAGGTTGTTGTGGTTGTCCCATTTGCTGTTTCATTTGTTGTACAGCCTGAGCAAGCACGCCTTCATTTTCCAAAAGTTTAACTGGTATATCTAATTCTTCAGCTAATAATCCTGGTAAAAACTCTACTTTAGTAGCCATAACGCCAAGCTGTGGACCTAGTGTTTGAATTAGCGTTTGGTAGAAAGTAGTAATATTCTGAAAATTCTCCTGTTTTTGAATAGCCATTAGTGGAGAATTAATCTCGATATCTACAAAGTTACCATCAATCTTAAAGTTAAACTCTTTGCCGCCAATATCACGTAGTAGACCTAGATCGTTTAAGCCTTGAGTAGTTTTCATAAGTAATGGGCGAACTAACTCAGATTCCATGCGTGTGAATGCACCAGTATTGCGTTTAAGTGCATCTTTATCACGAATACTGACTTCAGTAGCTGTCTGATCATTACCAACTGGGCCTAATGGATCAGCAAATAGCATATCTCGTATATCTTGCTGTAGTTTTGGTAGTGATAGCTGAACAAAGTTTAAATCACCAGTTAGTTTAAGTGTTTCAAGTGGTGGACGTGATATATCATTCACATCAACCATCGTACCACCTCTAAACTCGATATTGTGAGGGTTAATAATTGAGTTAACATCACGCATTAGAAGCATTGGAACGTTATAACCTGCATATTCCATTTCGAAACGAGCTATAATATTAGCTAGTCTGATAATTGATAAACCAGTGCGAACAGGACCAGCGCCCCATGTTTCACCAACAGCTACATTAAAACGTGCAGCAATCCACGGTGACCATGAACGTGGTTCAAATACTAAGTCTGTATGACTTTCTTCATGTGATACGCAGTATAGATATTGCTTAGCTTCTTCATTATCTGGATAGAAGATCGTACTTTCTATAAGTTCTATTTCATTATTAGGGTCTTTAGATAATTCACGTGCCAATGTTCCAGTAAGAGTAGCAGCTGCCCATGTGCTTTCAATATCACCAATTCTAATCTTGAACTTACGCCATACGTTTTCAATTTTTCCATTATATTCACTGAATGCTACCTGATGCATAGGAATT